AGGTGGCCAAGAAGATGCACGACTCTGTGCTCTCCCCGAAGCACTACACGCAAGGGGACATCGAGTGTATCGATGCCATGGAGTCATGCTTGGGCCCTGAAAAATTTGAGGGCTGGCTTCATGGCCAGATTTTTAAGTACGGATGGCGATGGCCAGACAAGAACGGTGTAGAGGATTTGCGCAAGATGTCCTTTTACAACGACCGTTTAATCCGACATTTAATCGAGCCAGAGGGGCGTAAATGAAAGAGTTTAAGCTGGGTGTTTACGAAGACATGAGCTATGAGGAGTACGCTGAGATCCCTGCATGGCGATCTCACGATCTCACCACACTCATTAAGTGTCCTTATCAGTGGCGTAACAAGCGCGATATATCCGAGTCGCCTGCATTGCTTGAGGGCCGCGTACAGCACACCGTGTTTGGTGAGCTTCATAAGTTTGACGATGAGTTTGCGATTGAGCCCATCGTCGATCGCCGCACCAAAGCCGGGAAGGAAGAATATGCCGATTGGTTGGAGGGCGTTGCCGGTAGGACGCCGATCAAGCAGGACCTTTACGACGTTTGCATTGAGCGCCGAGAGGTGTTGAAGGACTTCATTCCCAAGCCAGAGCATAAGGTCGAGCTGGTGATGTGCTGGGAGTGGCACGGTGAGCCATGTAAGGGACGAATGGACTGGTACACCGGGACAGACGTCTGGGACCTCAAGACCTGCCGAGATGCTTCGCCTCGGGGTTTCCGTTCAGCAATCAATACCTTCCGGTATTACCAGCAGGCCGCGTACTACCTCAACGGTGCTCGCTCTGCTGGCTTACGTGCCGACAAATTCTACTTCTTGGCTATTGAGAAGCAGTACCCCTACCCCTACGGCGTTTACACGCTCAGTGATGAAGCCATCGCGTTTGGTGATGCACGTAACGAGCAAGCCATCGACATAGCGCATAAGTGCTTTGAGTCGGAGGAGTGGATGCCCTACAACAACGCTGGGGTCACAGAATTTAACGTGGATGAATTGTGGTGAAGGCAATGGAAGAGCCAGATTTTAACGCTCACTTTAATGGCGATGATTATCAACCCGACAGGGACAAAGAAAGGCTGAGAGGCCAAATCTTACGGGTCTGGAGCGAGATAAAGGACGGCCGTTGGCGCACTCTACGATCAATAGCTGACGCAACGGGCGACCCCGAAGCATCGGTATCAGCGCAACTCCGTCACCTGCGGAAGCCGAGATTCGGAAGTAACGAGATAGAAAAGCGTTACGTTAGGAACGGTCTTTACGAGTACCGGCTCTGCAAGGAAGAAACGTGAGCAAGTTACGCGCCATGATGACCGAGGAACAGCGGGCTCAGGAGGATGAATGGGCGGCTGAGATTAAGCTCTGCGCCGCTCGTCAGGCTTGGCGTAAGCAGAGAGAATTTGTGCCCAGCCGCAAGATGACATGGGCACGATGGTGGGAAAAGAAGTTCGGAGAGGGTGAGACCCTCAATGAATTTGCACGGAGAATGCAAAGGGAGAAAGAGGCGAGTACCGAATAATTTCCCTCGGTGGCTCGTCACACTCGCTCAGCCGTATGACCGCAAGGTCCTCCATAATCGCGATATCCTCTTTGAGGCGTAGTGCTGTAGCCATAGCCGCTTGATATGCCAAGACAAAATCAGACACTTCCACTTCAATTTCAATCTCGTCGTATTCCATCGATTAACCTTCGGCTTTGCATTCTTGGTCGGCGATACCTTTATAGTCCGGCCATTTCCCCTCTTGAACCATAGCACAGTAGAAGTCCCTCTCCGCTAACTCATCCTCGTAGTCCATAGTAGACACTGCCAACCAGCCGCACAGTGCCACCAACCCTAACGCCATTTTACCCCAGAAGTTCATGCGACCTCCTCTTCATCGGCAACTATTTCGTAACCACCAAATTGCTCGCGGATACAGTGCTCGACAAAAAGTTGCGCGCAACACGCCATAAGGTTGTCAACGTCGCCGTCAGACAATTCCTTAGCATCCTCAAAGACTTGATTGAAGTCTTCGTCGGCAGAGAATCTGCAAGCCGTAGCAATCGCCCACTGGTCCCAGTAGTAAACGTACTGACCGTCCGCCCACTCAACGATGTAGTCATACATCTCATCCTCAGTGAGAGTGCGGCCTGAAGCCACCTCATTATCGAGGTCAACCTTAAAAGCGCTGACCAGCTTATCCTGCACTTGATACAAATTAGTGAGTTCCATCTTATTCTCCTTAGCGGCTTATGCCGCCTCCTCGTCTAACATAACCGCCTTTGCAGGGCGCTTGAAAAAACCAAACCGTGAGTCATCACGGCTAGGCTCGACCGTCGCCATGAACGCAATGCGATCACCACGAGATGGGTCGATGTTCTTGGGGACGCTACCCCATAGCTTGAAGCCACGGTCGTCCTGCACGAGCATCTTGTACACGGGACCGAAGTCGGTGTCCTTCCACTTGGTGGCTAGGACCTCACCGGCAAAGGCCTGTCGGCCAGAAGCAATTGCAGGCGCACTGTCGTATCGCTCTTGACGAGCAAGCTCAGCAATCTCTTGAACCTTGGCGGCCGCTTCTGCGGCATCTTCGATCTCACCCAGCAGTGCGCGGCGCACATGGTCGACCACGTCTTTGGGCGCCTTGCTTAGGTAGGCATAGCAAACCCGAGCGCCATCCCGGTCAACGAAAGGAGTACCGCTTTCGATCTTGATGAAGATAGGGCGACCGTGCTCAGTCTCCATAGGCACCCGATCCTGCACCTCACGCAGTGCGGCTTGAACCTCGTCGAACTTTTCGACAGGCACATAAGTGAAGCGAGTCTCCTCAACAGTGCCGAGAGAGTCGCACATGGATTCCTCGAACTTATCTGTAGGCAGGAACTGGCCACCCATGTACTCCTTCTGGAAGGTCTTCTCACCTTCAATCCACTCGTGGATGTAGCCATCGCAGGGGGCGTGAAAGCCAACGAACTCACCTTTGAAGTTGCGTCCCATGGTAGGGGGGACCCCTGCGTTGCGCTCAGCAATCAGGTTCTGCTGACGGGTTAGCCAAGCCTTGCTGGCCGCCTCACGGCGCTTGAAGTGCTCGTTCATGCGCTCCCAAACAAAGTCTTTATCGATCGTGTACATAACAGTTCTCCTAATTGATGAGGCCATTTAAGCACGAGTTCCGTGTCGATGTACACATATTTGTGTAGATAATTATAAAAAAGTGCAAAAAAAAGGGCCCCCGAAGGAGCCCAACAGAGTCTGGACGGTATGAAGCGACCCGTCCAAGGGATTAGAAACTGAAATCGTGAAACTTTTCTCGACGACCAAAGTAGACCCCACCGAAACCTAGCTTGTTCCACCGGCCAGTGTCAGGGTTGACCTTGACCTGCTCCACGTCGCCGCGCTGATCTATGCGCCAGTAGCGGACCGTGCCCTTGGGGTTGGGTAGGTAAAGGTACTTCTGATTCTCAGAGAACCCGTTGTCGTCTACCCGACGATAGTCGTCGTCCTGAGTCGTGACGTAAACGAACTTACCTTTCTCCTTGATGTCGACGACCGTAGCAGGGTGGCGATCGGTCCAGCTAAGGATAGTCGCCCCATCTCCGATGGATGGCACCTTCACTGACTCAAGCGCGTACAGTGCGTTGACCAATGACCCCGTTGTTTTACCCAATTGAACTTCTGACATGACTCCCTCCTAAACCAAATACGTTGTGTGCGAATCGCCGATGGATGCCTCGATAGACTCATCGAGCATCTGCGTACCTGCGATCATGTAGCTGTTGACGAACTCTCGGATCGTCTCGTCGGTGCCGAGGTCATCCAGATAGCGCTGTAGCACCTCCTTATCAACATCGACCGTAAACTCAACCTTAACCTTCATCTTGCTCCCTCCAGCAGAAAGGCCGCTTATGCGGCCCGTTGTGCGATGACTGACTCAAGTTCTGCGGCTTCTTCTCTTGCCATCTCGACCATGCGCTCGTAGGTCTTGAGATTCTCGGACATGATTGCCAAAGCTCTGTGGCTGTAGCCGCGAGCCTTCTTTATTCTTTTTGCCAACCTGCGGCACTCAACTTCTTTGCGCGCGATGTATGAGTTCTCTTCCTTCAGCGCGCTAACCAAAACGTCTGTAGAGTGCTGGCTGTAATCAAAATCTGACATAATTTTTTCCCTTTTAGACTCGTCGGGACGCCCCCGACACAGCTAAGGTCTCACACTCCGTGTCGTTGTGCAACTCTGTATACAGATTAATTGAGCTATGTGGCAAAGGTGACAAAAAAGTAAAAAACAACCCTTAGCTATTTTTTACCCGAGGGGGTACAAAGGGGTACGTCAACCCTTATACGGTTGTACCCCTAAGTCAGTCGCTCGTGCATCTCTTGCAACCTACCTTGGTCATGGAGCCAAAACACTAGCAAGTAGCGGTCTCCAGACTGCACAGGCAAGCCACGATGTAGCTTCGTAAAGGATGGGAAGATAAGGGCATGGCCCGAGGGCAGAGGCTTAATGGTGCCGTGGCCGTGGAACTCCGTGCCACCGCCCGTATAGTCGCCTGTATTCAACGGTATGACGACAGACATATCTGAGGACTCATCGTGATGCCAAGCCCCCTGTTGCTTATCCTTGACGTTGTAGTTGGCTATCTGGATTGTAGATATCTCTGAGCAATCACGCTGAAACAACGACCAGAAGATCGGGTTCAGGATGTTCTGCACGACAAACCACATGGTCCGGTAAAGCTCTGGCACACGCTGTTGCAGGATGATCTCGGGTATCTGACGAAGCTCATCCTCATCCTCGTTGGGCGCAAACAAGCCCTCGGCTTTCATCTGATCGATCTCTTCGACCAACATTTTGCAATAAGCTCGACGAAATAGGGGTACACGATAGATGTCAGGAAAGACCTGTTTGACGTGCTGTCGCACAGGCAATTCGTCCAGATCTTCGATCCCCTGCCGAGTACGATATCTTGCGATCTTCGGTACAGACTCCTGTATCGACTCGTATAACGGCTGATTGATCATCCAATGGCTCTGCATGGAGAGCATATAATTTTTGAGTTTGTACATAAAATAGTGTAATGTGTGCACAAGTTTATTTATCGTAACATTTTGAGGGGCAATCATGGAAGACGAAAAGCCAATAAGACGACGAAAGTCGTTGGCTGTCGATGAAGAAACCTACGACAAGCTCAATAGAATCTGTTCGCAACGTCGTAGGAGCAAAATTCAGCAACTACAAGTGCTGATCGAGAACGAGTACAACCAAATTTTCCATATCATGGAGGAAGATCAGTGAAGCTATTCGGCAAGCAGAAGCAGATTCCCCAGACTTATCGCCCGGTTATGGAGGCGCAAGAAGTCATTGATCTGTTTAGCCGTATGACCCTACATCAACAAGCCGCGCTCATGCGGCTCATGAGTCGTAATCTGATCATTGAATTGCCGGGTGACTCGGCAATGGGGTACGAGCTTGATTGGAACGTAGATGGTGCTTTGATTGCCGCCTTCCCAGCGCAACCAGAAGAATCTACGCCATCAATCCAGCTATCCCCTGCTGACGACGCATAGCTATCTCCCGGTCTTCTTCGGAGGGGAGAAGGCTGGGGGATAGCGGCGTCGGAGCAACCATAGCCGAGGCGCTAGTCTCCGGCAAATCATCGAAAAGCGAAGGATTTACCATGCTTTGCTCGTTTTCTATCTGGTTAAGCCTTTCCATATCCCGCATGATTTCTTCGGATCTTTGTTTAGTTGGCTGGTAGTTCTCAATTAGAGGGTCACCAGCGGCCTCTACGCCTTCTCCAATGGCCCTAGCGCCACTTTGCTTAACACCATATCCCATGCGAGAAAAGACGTCGTAAGCGTCCTCAATAGTCTCTACGCCATCATCAGATAGCATGACGTCGACCATTTTGTCGTAGTAAGCCTCGCGTTGCTTATTGGCAATGCCTGCCGCTAAGTCATCACCAATTCTACCCGTAAGAAACCTTCCGGTTGTTCTGATTATTCCTAAGCCTAAACCGAGAGCATCTGCCCCTAAGCCAGCGGCCTCTTTTGTAAAATCGTCTTCCATGCGCATAAATTGTTGTGTGTCCGACGCACCTTTACGAACACTAAATGCCGCACCCATGATGTCATTGAGTCGATAGAAGTTCTCAAACTCTTGCGGTTCGAGGATCTCCTGCATCATATTGCGGATGCGTGGTTGTGCAAAGTGCCGCTGGAAGTTGGGCACACCGCCCTCAAGCGCCTGCTCTCGGGTAAACCGATCAAGCTGGTCATTGAGATAGAATTTTTTAATTTGTTGCCAGCCCTCGGGATCTGCAACCTTTAAAACCCTTCGAGCATTACGGAGCGAGCGTGGTGACACGTCCGGGTTGAAAATCTCCTTGATGGATCTTGCGACCGCTTTATCATTACCAGCTTGAAACAAGCCGCTCAATCTACCGATTGCCGAGTTCTCGACAGCTTCGATTGCAGGTTTGGTAGGATCATAAACCCGGCGAGCCAGCGCGTAAGTGGCGTCAGCATCGTCAAGCAACGCTGTCACATCTTCACGCAAGCCAATGATTTTC